GACGGCTGGATTAGCGTTGAGGATCGGTTGCCGGAAGAATATGAATTAGTGCTAGTAGTCAATAAACATTCATACTTTTGGTTGGATAGAATCATACCAGGGCGAGGATGGGGTGAATCCAATATTAATTGGGAAGAACCTGGGGATAGCCCAACCCACTGGATGCCGCTACCCATTCCACCAGACACCTGGGAGGAATGAAAAATGGTCAAAATATACAGAACACCGATTGAACTTCTCAAGGCTAAAATTGAAGAAGGGACAGTATTCATTTACCATGATGCCAGCTGTGACACCCCATATTTTGTTGAAATAGCTGGTGTCAGAAATGTTGCTGGATTCTTCAGGTTAAAAGATGCGCAGAGGTACGTAGAATGGTTGCAAAAGCGTGGTGGGGTGAGCAACAATGAACCCCGATCAGATAATAGCTGAAATATAGAACCTCAAATGATATCAAGTCATGAAAGTTGCAATCTATGACGATTTTATTTTGCTGTGCAAAACCTGGCCTGTCTATATTCTGCTGATAGGTGGGTACAGCTTATATTTATTTCTGCAATACAGGAGGAAATCAAAATGACAGAATGGTTTGTGTTTTACCACGATGATTACCCTGACAATGGCGGAATTGGGATGAAGAGATTCGCCACGGCAAAAGAAGCTGCAAGATATATCGAGTGTCGGATTGCTGAAGATCCTATCAGCCGGACCATGGACAAATATACAGTTATCGAAGGCAAAGAACATGAAACAATGGCTGTTAAATACGCTACCAAAGTGGGGATTGTGTGATGAGAATCAGTTTGGCCGGAGCGACCAAAAAACAACTTGAAACGGTTCTGAAAGGGATAGCTGCCGAAACTGTAAACCACGGGGATGAAGCAGTCATTTATTACCCTGACGGAAGCGTTGCAGTGTTTCATTTTCGGGATGAATGGGTAATGTCGGAATCGTATCGGTTAGTGCCTTCAATGAAAGGAGATCAGAGATGACAAAAATACTCAAAATTGAAAATTGTTACGACGATAGTACTTACTTTGTTCCTGGCAAATGGGAAATCATAAATGGAAGAATGATAGAAATAAGGTCAGACAGATGCAATCACCCAAAACATGCTGGGCATACAATCAAAAACCCACATGAAATCCCAAGTTGGTGTCCTTTGTCTGACTGCAACCGAAATGAAATGGAGGCTGTGATTGAGTTCTGCAACCGTGTAAGCAAAAAGTACAAACATGATCTCACAATCAATTACAAGAGCATCTCAGATTTAGAAAAGGGAATTGATAGAATAAAAGAGCAATCTTTGAATGGTCTTTTACTGTGTAGAGAAGCAGAGGAGTTTATTGAGGAATGGGAACGATAAAGACAGTCAAACTCTCCGCAAAAACATATGATGAGGCAAGGCAAATCCTGGGAGATTTGCTTGTGAATGATTTCGATGATGGTGACAAAGCGACAGTTGAATTTCCTGACGGTACAACAGTTGTTTACGAATTCAAGGAAAGGTGGGAAGACAAAAGCGGAGAAGTAATTGATTTCAAAATATTGCCAGAGGATTAAGATAGCAGCATTTGAGGAAACTATTGAATGGTTGAGAGCGCACCCTTAGTTTGCATTGTTAAGAGGCATTGGGTGCGCTCCTGTTTTAAACTCATTTAACCTCTTCCCCTCTTTGAGAAGGGGGTAATTCAGTTAGTGGTTTAGACTTTTCTACACCTTGTCGCATAAAAATAGTACCAGCCGCAGCAAAGACAGCGGCAATTAAAGCGGTGAAATTAATCTCACCAGCAACATACCCACCGATTGCAGCGACAACCGCACCTATTGCAGTCCAGGATGTCTTTTGCTTCCACCATACTTGTTTTGTAGCAATTCTTACCACTTCTGTTTGATCGGTCATTTTCATTTCTCCTCATCATGGGGGAAGAAGAATATACAAAGGATATCAATAGCATTCGAAATCGCTTTTTCTATCTTCACCCACAGTTTATCCCATTCTGGTCCTGTAATATCAGTCAATGCTTCTGCTGCTAACTTAACCAATGCCATAACATAAGCTTTCTTTTGTTCGCCAGAATCAGGTATATCATCAAAAAGTTTTTCTGCTTCAATTAACATTGCTGGAAGTTTTTTAATAATACTTAGTGCTATTCCTAACCATACCACCCATCCTGCTGCCATAATAATTCCTCCTAATTAAAGAGTTTATGCACACATCGCCTCTTTTACATGATGTGCCCTACGATATTCTCCAGAATTTTCTGGCTCTAATCGTAAAAACCATTTTTTATCATCATTTTCTAAAGCATCGTTAATAGCATCCATATTACTTTGAGCTATAGCTAAATTGTTATCTATCTCTAACAACAATTTTTCTACAGACCCTACCCCTTCTAAGTTTTTCCTCTTTCTAAAAAGCATTATTCCCTCCTCCCGGTTACTAATACACGAAGTAATGTTGAAAATTCCTTCGTTACAAGACTATTTTTATTAACACTATCACCCAATTCTTTCAATAATTTATCTTTTCTGTCAAGTAACCAACATAAGAATCCTATTACAAGTATGAGTGTTATATCAGTTGGTGGGATGTGTTCAATAATCTTGCTCAAACATGTCAGTATGTCCATTATATAGTAATCCTTTAGGTTTACCTTTTAACTGATGTACACCATCGTAAATACCAAAATTGCATACGTCAATTGGAGTTGTCTCTGATGCATTAATTGATTGTGGTATTACTTCACCCTTTTTTAATCCTGCTACTACAATTTCAGAACAGTAGAAATTACTAAAATCTTCTTCATTGTCACCAATACCAAGCCAATATTTTAAACCTGCTAGTAATGCTTGCTCTATATCGTAGTGCTTACCTTTTTGCGATATTAGAAATTCCCAAAATGGTTCAAACTTGAAGTTCTTTCTTACATCCCTATCTAATGGTAGCCACCAAATCTCACCGTGATACTCTTCAATGCGTTCACGCATTAAATTAACAGATACACCACAAAAGTCTTTGATTGTAGCTGATTCAATAACTGTGTTGAAATCAACAGCATTTTCAAGCATAACTCCCACATGAGTTACATTCGCCTGTGTGACATCTCTAATAACATCTGAGAAACCCCCATAACTAGAAAAAGCAATTACATCCCCAGGTTTCATTTTATGTGCTACATCTTCATATTTCATGTTCTACTCTGATTAAAGGGTTGTAATGTTCATGGCAGTAAGACTCTGATCTACCACCTTCTGGTGGCATGCAACCACAACCATCATAAACCCATTCATATTCTTTTTTACCCTCTTTTTTCTTAAACCATTCTAATACTTTTAAAATGGGAATTTTAAATGATAGTACATAACCACCGACCATTTCCGTAGCTTCAGAGAGTTTATCCATTATCTTTTTCTTTCGAATACAGTTGCACTAGTTTTAGGAATTCCTCTATGGTTAAACTAGCTTCTGTCTTTATTTGTTTTTCACCAAGAGTGATCGCTACTTTAATATCCATTTCTCATAATCCTAGAAAGAAAATTAGCACGTTGTGGTGTTTGCTTAGCCCATTTAGAATCTAACATTTCATCTGCTGCTGTGTCAAACTCTTCTTCTTCAATAGCGGCTAACATTCTTTTAAAATTAAACACCCCACCATATCCTAGTTGAAATATCATTTCAATCAACACACCTTTACGAGCATCATTACAAACGTCTTTAACAAAACGAGATAGTTTTTCATAGTTAGTTTTTGCCAGAATAAAATCGTTTTGAAACAGGAATTCTGCTTCTTCCTCAGTTATACCTCTGGATTCAAGATTCCTACCATATCCTATAGTGGAAACCCCAACAGAATCCTTGTAAACCTTTAGTCTAAGACCTTCATGTTTTTTAATTCTTTTCTTTAAGTTCATCATTCCTATGTCTTTCATGACAATTTCTAGCAAATTCATTTATTCCAGCAAATATAGACCGTATATCAAATCCCATTCTTTCTATGGTATCGTCTTGTTCATTGTAATGATCTATCATCGCTGCCATTTGCATTTCTAGTTTGTGAATCCGTTTCAAGGTATCATCATCCATCTGTTTCTCCGATCAAAAGCACATTGTAACGCAGAATATAAGTCATTTGTATCTATAGGTTTAGTAATAAAATCGCTGAAACCAGCTCCCAAACAAAATACTTTATCATATGAATTAAAATAACCTGACATGGCAACAATAACAGTCCCAGGTTCATCATATCTAATCCTGGAACACAATGCAACACCATCCATACCAGCACCCAATCTGAGATCGGTAATAACAATTCCTGGTTTTTCTTTTTTGAAAATCATCAAAGCAGCTTCAGCATCATAAGCTTTAAATACAGTGAACCCCATTGCTTCTATTTGTCCGGACAAAGTTTCAATGACTGATGCTTCATCATCTACTACCAGGACTCTATTCATTTTATAACCCTCCCATCACCATCAAATCTTAATCTTGCAACTAATCCTGTAATTTCGCCAACTTTAGAGTTAAGATTCGACAATTCCTTATGGACCGCTTCTCTATCTTCTTTAATTTCTCTGAAAAAATCCTTACGATTCATTTGTAATTCTGCTTTGATTTCTGCTATGTCTGCGAGTATTCTTTTGTTATCTTCTTTCTGTTGAGCCACACAAGCCCCCTGTATGTTTTTACAATCTTCAGCAGACACAAGCTTTTTATCCGCACAATCATTTAAAAGTTTAGCATGTTCTTTAGCTTTATTGTCGAGATCCATAAGTTGTTGATCCTTTCGTCCGATCTTCATGAATATGGCAATAACACCGATCAGAGCCAATAGCGCACCAGGAAGGGCTAAATAGTTTAATTCCATTGTTCTATAACCTTTTTCTTTATGGGAAACGGTTTAGATTTGGCAATTACAGTCACAGTCCTTATAGGATTAACCCTGTACTCGGCTGTGAGATGAAAGACATGTGCTCCTTCACTAATATAGTCAGGTAATTTAACAACTACCTTGACTTTATGAGAACCAATGGGAAGTCTACTCTTGCTGATAGGATTAGCCAGCACAATCACAGCATCATTGTAAATTTGTCTGGTGACTGAAACAACTGGATAGGATTTATTCTTTGTGTAATCTACTTCATAAACTAAGCTACCACCAGGATACACACCGCCCGGATTGATGATATCAATGCTGTGAATAGTCATTGGATCGTAGGGCCAGAATAACCAGAACATCACTATGGACCAGAAAGATACTGACATTGCAAAGATAATCTTGCCCTGTATCCCTGTAAATAGTTTCATTGTTAAGTTCCAGGCCATTACCAAATCCTCACGATCAGAGTTAGCGCCACAAAAGCCGCTGCCAGGATTAAAATTAGCTTTTCGTCTTCATCCATTCGTACCCGCTCCATACTATTGCTGCTACCAGTGCTACCGGCATGGCGACAATAAGCGTTGAGTAAAGCACCGCACCGGCGATTGTGTCTTTAATGTCCTGGTCCATCAGTGCGTCCAACTATAAGTTTGCGTTGTATTCCATCCAGCAGCAACAAACCGCCCACCACCTACAATCCCAAAGAACCAATCACGGGCATCTGGCTCCAGGAAATGCCCGATCACAAGGAACACTCCTGATGATATGGCACCACTCAGAGCAAGGGTTGAATCGGAAGGATTCTCCCCGTAAAGCGGATTTAGCTCAGTTGCCCCGTTGCTAAGTGCGTAACTCGTTGACCACATATCAGCCGCCGTTCCCGCCATCATAACCCCTGCCAGGACCTTGTTCCGTGTGGTCCAAGGCTTGGGGGTTGAACACCCACTCAGCAACAGTAGCATGATAATGATACAGCAAGCGGCGAAGATTATCAGGCAGTTGCGTTTGTAGGTTGTCATATCAATCCCTCATGCAAAGCCATAAAAAGAAACATACTCCTGCCACCACAAACGCGGTGACTCCGACATAAGCAAATGCTTGTGGCCAGGTTGTTATTTCCATCATGCTCCTTTGGAAACCCCATCGGGCTTTCGCCGTCAGGGGCCACAGTTGTTAAAACCCTCCAATCACCGCATCCACATCCGCCTCTGGATACTTCTCAGCGATAGCCGTTGCCAGTTCATCCGGTGAGTGAACCCACACAAACTTGCATTTCCAGTGAGTCTCACCTTCATCTGTTTGGAAAGATTCGTGGTCCCATCGGTATATTTGATATCCACGGGTTGTGTCGCCTGTGGATGGTAATTGTGTTGTGCTGTATTCGTATTGTTGCATTTTTAGACCTCCTATATTGTAGCTGAAAGTAATGGGTTATGTATCTTATTTTCAAAACAAGTCTTACGAACAATATTTTGAATGTCATGATTAATGCCATGACGGATTAAATTCAGACAATTTCCATATTTTAGCCAACCATAGTAACTCATGACAGTACTGATGATGGATATCGGTTCCATTTTGTTATAATGTCGTTTAATGTTATTCATTTTCCTTTTGAATTTAGTCACAGTATTTTTCCTTAACAGAGTATATCTATGAAAGAATCTGTACCCAAGAAAATCAATGCTTCGATCATCAACTGAAAATACTTGCCAGTTTTCTTTCAAGGTCAGCTTTAATTCTGATAACCAAACAACTAACTGTTTTTTTAAATCATGTAAAAATTCCTTACTGTGGTGTAAAATAACTATATCATCGCAATATCGAAAATAGTATTTACATCCAGCCACCTCTTTCATTTTGTGGTCAATTTCAGAAAGATAAAGATTACCGAAATGTTGACTTAAATAGTTTCCTATAGGCACTCCCGGTGCCGAATCTATAATTTCATCCAATAGCCATAACAGATCAGGATCTTTTATCTTTTTTCTGATTATGATTTTTAATACATCATGGTCTACAGATGGATAAAATTTCTTGACATCACATTTAAGGCAATATTCTGTTTCTTCTTCATTTCTGAGAGCCTCTTTTATTTTCTTTACACCTTTATGAATACCTCTTCCTTTTATGCAAGCAAATGTATTAGGTATAAGCGTATTTATCCAAATAGGTTCAACAACTTGCATTATACAATGGTGAATTATCCTATCAGGGAAATAAGGAAGCTTATAAATTTCCCTGATTTTACCACTGTCAAAACGATTGAAAATTTTATACCTTGAATTGTGGAACGTTTTATTCTTTAGCATGTAATGGATACGCTTAAAATAACGTTCTGGATTCTTATCAACCATTTTTACTTCACGATAGTGTGTCTTACCATTTTTGGCATTCTTATGTGCTTCCCTGATATTATCAAGATCGTAAATCTGTGGATACAAGTTTCCGTATCGTTTCATAATCTGCTTATTTCACCTCCGAGTTTTCGAGAATTAACCTACCAACCCGTAATGAGGTTTGCTTTGTATTTTGCCAAGAGGCAAGGATTATTATGTTGTAAAATCTTGTTTTCATAATCTTTAAAATAAGCTGAGCTGGGCTGAAATATTCACATTATCATTAGAGGAAGTGTTATTCAGATTCCAATAGAACGTGCCTGCATTCGTGCCATTATTAGCATTCCCACTGAGTTTAGCTACCTGCTTGGATGACATAATAACCCTATAATGAATTGTTTGTTGTTAATTTAATTTTGTTCCTCACAAAATTAAAAGCAGAGCCGGGCCGAAATAAT